ATCAGGTCATTCTATTCTAACATAAGAGGACTCGATGAAGTCACCATTGACGGTCATGCCTACAACATAGCACTTGGGATACGTCAAGGACTGACCAGTGACAAGACAAATATGGGTAAGAAAGTCTACCGTACAATGCAAGTGGCATATGTCAAGGCTGCAAAACGAGTAGGCGTCAAGCCTCATGAGCTTCAAGCTATCACATGGACAACATGGAAACGTGAACACAACATTTAAGGTTGACAACTAAACTAAACTATGATCTAACTAAACTTGTCTAAACACAAAAGGAGAAAAGACAATGGCAAACCAACTAACACCTACAATCTACAAGGCATACACAAAGCACATGAAGAGAGCAAAGCCTTTCACATATCGCACAGGCTATGAGGTTATAGACCAAGCACTCGTCAAGGACTATTACCGCAAGACAACAAGACAGATTGCCTCTGACTTGAATGAGCTAGAAACCCGTGTGATTTACCGCATCAACGTATTGGTTGACCTCAATATCCTACCTGTACGCAAGAACGAGGCCAAGCGTATCGCAGCAATGTTGAATGCCTCATGATGCACTTGACTACAATCTCTCTCTTGTCATGGGTCTCAATGATAGTCACCGTTGGAATACTAGCATCTGTAGGCTATGACATGAGAGGGGTTGACAGTCAGGCTATCTTCTTGGTATACCTACAGTGTACACTAGCAGGGTACGCACTAAAGAAACTGAAAGGATACACAGATGTATTTGTGGGGTAGTAACCTAAGAGAATACTTGATTATCATGCACAAGTATGATATAGTGTGGATACCACAGACAGAAGATGAGGAGGTACCTTTCTAATGAAGAGACCAGTAAAAACTAGAACACCAAAAGACTACTACTCCGACAAGATACTGAGTGAGGAGTTCCTAGAGGAAGAGCTAGAGTCTCTGCTCCAAGAAGAGAGAGACCTAATAAATAGAATAAAGAATGGTGACGGACCTAATGTCTATGACTAATGGTCCCTTGCCCAAAGGCAAGACTATTATACACCTATCTTATCAGGTTGTCAAGGAGAAAATGACATGGCAAAGAAAGAACAATGGGAAATAGAACACGAAAAGAAAGTAAAAGCTAGGAGTGAAGGTATGAAAGCTATGTCTGATGATCAGATAAAAGCTGTTGACTTAGCCTATGCTTCCCTGAGGGATACCCTCTCGTACATACAGGACTGCTGGGACTTACAAATATCTGATGTCTCTAAAATGGAACAGGCAATGTGGTCCCTGCATCATGAGTTCAACAAGGGCAGGTGACATGAGTGTATCAGGAGAGATAGATAACCTAGAGTACGAGATCAAGCAACACGAAAATAAACTTGAGGATTTAAAGAAAAGACTTGACAAGCTCCTCATGATTCGTCCAATGTCAGACGAGGAAAAACAGAGAGCAAAGGAGAAGTACGAAGCCAATCATAGCTTCGATGAGTACGGTAACTACGGTGAGAACAATCCACCTGTAGGTCACTCATTCGGTCAACCATTAAAGAAGAAACCAGTATGGAGAACGTGTGTATCCTGTGGGGGTCCATCTTACAATGACTTCTGTGGGTTTTGCCAAGAGGAATTATGAAATGATGCACGAAACATTTGATGCTGAATTAGAAGTAGAGGTAACGGATAACACATGGCTCACAGTATGTGCTGACATCCTGACAGATGGTTACATATGCTACGAGACATGGAAAGACTTGCCACCTGAGATCACCCTAGAGATTGAACCACAGTTCAGAATCAAGTATCTCTACGATGAAGAGGGTAACGAGTACAGTCCTAACCTCTTGACAGATGAACAATATAAGTCTATTATGGACAGGCTAGTTGAAGACTGGTTCGAGACTAGCATTCAGAATGGATTCGGAAGAGAGAGTATGCACTAATGAAAGACCACAAAGCAGACAGCCACTTCATAGGACATGAGCCATGCCCTAAGTGTCTCTCAAAAGATAACCTAGCTAGGTACTCAGATGGTCACGGCTACTGCTTTGGTTGTGAGTATTGGGAAAGTGGAGAAGAGGAAATGCAATTACAAGCACCTCAAGTAGTACACCTTGAGAAGATGACAGCAGTGTACAGAGGTATGCGAGGCATATCCAAGGAGACAATGGAGTTCTACGGGTGCTACACCTACCTCAACAGTGACGGTGAGGAGAAGTACCAGCAGTACGTCTACCCCTCAGGTGGTATCAAGACACGATACTTCCCTAAGGATTTCTCCGCTAAGGGTCTCAAGTCAGATGAACTATTCGGTATGAACCTATGGAATGCTGGGTCAGGTAAGATAGTCACGATCACAGAGGGTGAACTAGATGCTATGTCAGCATACCAAATGTGCAAGCATCAGAGATACAACTCAGCCTTCGTGTCATTACCTTCAGCCTCACCTAGCAGACGCCTATGGGAGAACGTAACTGAATGGCTCAAGTCATTTGAGAAGATAATCCTGTCAATAGAACATGATGAGGCAGGGAATGCAGTAGCTCAGAAGATAGCTAACCTCTTCCCTAATAAAGTATACAGGATGAAGCACGACAAGTACAAGGATGCCAATGAGTTCCTTCAGGCAGGTGAACGGGATTCATACTACCACGCTTGGTTCAACGCACAGAAGTACACACCTGAGAATATCATTAATACACCTGACCAGTTCCTAAAGCTGTACAGTACATCAGAGGAACACGTCTACGTAGAGACAGGTGTACAAGACTTCGATGACCTGTGCATGGGCCTGATGCAAGGACACTTCACTCTGTTCAAAGCACAGACAGGCATAGGTAAGACTGAGTTCATGCGCTACCTAGAGTACAGACTCTTGAGTAAGTACCCAGAGATACGCATTGCAGCTTGGCACATGGAAGAGACAAAGCTACGTAGCATCCTAGGTCTGGTGTCATACAAACTAGGAGAGAACGTAACACGAAAGGACTTGATCCAAGAGAAAGGACTGGACCGTCAAGTACAAGAGGCTATCACTGACTTGACTAAAGATGAAAGGCTATACCAATTCTTTCTCAATGACGAGGATGACCCTCTTGAAATCCTTAACCATATCAGGTATCTTTCTCAGGCATGTGGTGTGCAGTACATATTCTTTGAACCTATACAGGACATAGCAGCTAACATGTCAGGAGAAGAAAGCAAAGAACAATTCCTAGCTGACCTAGCTGTCAGGCTATCCAAGCTAGCTGCTGAGTTGAACGTAGGTATCATAACTATTGGTCACACCAATGATGATGGGGCTGTCAAGTACTGCCGCATGATAGAACAGAGAGCATCCGTTGTTGTCGAACTGCAACGAAACAAGATGGCAGAGGATGCAGATGAACGTAACACAACGAAGCTTCTGGTCACCAAGAACAGACCAGTAGGTCCGACAGGCTACGCAGGTCAGCTATCGTTTGACACAGCTTCGTTCACAATGAAAGAGAAGTATGGATTACTTTAGCCTATGGCCTACCCTGTGTGGTGTCATCTATGCCTTTGGTGTAGCTCTGCACTACCTGCATGTGGGTGCTGTCTTTCATCTACTGGATAAGTACGATCAGATGGACAAACGAAGACAATTATTCTGGTCACTGCTGTGGCCCATCACTGTAATACAAATAGGGTTCTCTAAAGATGACACTTAAAGTTGTAGCTATGGACATTGAGACAGATGCTTTAGATGCTAGTCGCATCTGGGTTATCTGTGGTCAGGATGTCCACACAGGTGAGACCTACGAGTTTCACAATCCAGACAAGATAATAGAAGAGGGCATAGACTTTGCTAATTTCTGCGATACTGTTGATCTGTTTGTGTTTCACAATGGCATTGCTTTTGATGTACCTGTGATTAACAGACTGCTAGGCAAGAGGATTGACCCTAGTAAAGTACTGGATACTCTTGTTGTATCTCGCTTCATTGACTACAACCTGCAAGGTGGACACTCACTGAAGGCTTGGGGTAAGCGTCTGTCTGACTTCAAGATGGACTTCAAGGACTTCTCTAAGTTCTCTCAGGAGATGGTAGACTACTGTCATCAGGACGTAGCTGTCACTGTCAAGTTATACCAGAGGTTCCTACCTGTACTCAAGGATCAGACACAACAAGAAGCTATCAAGGTGGAGCACGACATTCAGATTCTCTGTGAGGAGATGCACAACAATGGTTTCTTCTTCGACAAGGAGAAGGCAGAGCACCTGCTAGATGAGATTGAACTGCGTATGCTTCAGCTAGAGGATGGTTTCCAAGAGGACTTCCCACCCCAGCTAGAAGAAGTCAATCGTATTTTGTACAGGAAAAAGTCAGATGGGGACTTGACAAAGGTTGTCAAAGATGCTATAAAGAAATACCCTAAGGTCAAGATCAGTTACGATACATTCCCAGCCCAGCTTATCTGTATGGATTGGGTCAAGTTCAAACCATCGTCACCTAAGATGCGTATCGAAAGACTATGGGATGCAGGTTGGAAACCAGTGGACAAAACCAAAGGACACATTGAGTATGAACGTGAGTATAGTAGAAAATTGTGAGGTTATAAAGATAGGCAAGGATGTTTTTAGAACTCATACTGTACCTAATGAGTGTTTCGGTCTGATAGGAGATATTTATTTTTTCGGTGGAGAGTTATATCCTGAAGAAATAACTAGAGGTAGTCTAGTTGAAATGACTTATGCACTAGATCATTTTAAGCGGGACTGTGAGTATTCTAACCTTAGGGTAGTCGATTGCTATACCTATACAGTCGGCCCCTTTGCTTGGTTCCTATCGCCTTGGGCTGACATGACCTAGAAGACCACGAATTACCTTATCATGCCAGAAGAGTAGTAGAGGAGTCTGAATTAGTATGACAGAGAACAATCAAGATACACATAAAGTTCACATCTTTCACTTGTGTGACTACTGGAATGAATACAGTGGGTACTATGAACCATACTGGATACCTTCTTTTTTTGACAGTGAAGAGGAGGCTCTAAAAGACCTTCAAGAAAATTGGATGAACGATGACGGACCTATTTATTACGAGACCCTAAAGGAATACCAAGAGAATGAAGGGAAGTATATGCTGATAGGAGTACGTGTCTGATGGATGAACGAGGACAAAAGTTTGCTAAGTACGGATGGACTTTATCTGAGACTAACCTTAGCACACTGCCTGAGACAGCCCCTACAGGAGCCAAACGTTTAACTGAGTGGTTGACCCTTGAAGGTAGACGTT